ATGCTACCTTTGGTTATGGCATGAGTGCTACTAAATCACGTCTTGATAAGGTGAAAGATAAACAATTGTTATTGTCTTTAGATGTAATACCTCGTGCAATTACAGAAAGCATCAATCACATTACGATGCGTGAGGCGGTTACGGATGTAAATACGTTAATTAATCGTAAAGAATTTGCGGACTATATTACAAATAAACTCGGTGCTAGTGAGTACCAATACTTGCGCCAATGGGTACGAGACCAATGGACAACGGAAGTATCTCGGTTAACCGAATTTGACAATGTGATGCAAACGATTAAGCGTAATATCTCATCTGCTGTTATGGCAGGCAAGGTAAGTGTAGCTATCCAAAACGTGGCGAATATTCCTGTGGCTATGGAACAATTAGGCGCAGCAAGAGTAATGCGTGCGTTATATCGTGCAGGTGTAGGCGTATATGGCCGAGGTTTTGGACGGTATAACGAAACTTATGAATTCGTATTAGGGAAATCCGTAATGCTCCGTGAGCGTGCACAAACACTTGATAAGGATATGCGTAGAGGTTTAGAAATCGGCGGTAAAGGATTTACGATTGATGGTAAATCTGTAGGCGGTTACACCATGGAACAATTAGGCGAGGCCCGTGATGCTATTAATAGTTGGGGTTACAGTCTACTTTCTGAAACGGATCTAATGCTTTCTGTTCCGATTTGGAAAGATGTATACGATGTGGAATATTCTAAACTTGTACAAAAAGAGGGTATATCTTTAGAGTGGGCAGACCAACGAGCAATTGAACTAGCTGATAAGGCTATCATTGATATATTTGGTAGTGGTGATATTAAAGACCAAGCAGGCATACAACGTAACAAAGGGACTATCGCTAATTTTGCGACTACGTTCTACACGTATGCTGGCACACTATGGAATATGCAACTTGACGGATTCTATGCATTTAAAGATAGAGGGGATTTCAAGAAATTCGCTCGTGTAATCTTCTATGACCTATTTATGCAAGCTGTAATCATGGTTATATATAATAATCTCTTTGGTAGTGATGATGACGATGACCCTACAAAAGTAGCTAAGTCATTAACTAAAGAATTTGTAAATCAAAGCGTCATGGGCGTACCGTTCGTGCGTGAGGGTATCACACAAGCTATGAATAGAATGTTAGGCGAAAAGGTATACAATCGTGGAACGTCGCCGTTATCCTATGCGGTAATCGATAAAATCGATGATATATTTACTGCTGTGAATAGTAGTAAAAAGGATTGGACGGACGTAGGACGTGCAGGACTACAATTTACCAATTCTATGACAGGGTTAAGCAATACACTAACCGATGGCGTCATGACAATTGCAAAATACGGTTTAACGGATATAGATGCAGAGCTCGAAGATTTGCTATATTCCGTCATTTTTGATAAACGATTGAAATCTAAGAAAGAAAAACAAAAGGAAAAAAAGCAAAATAAACATTAATAAATAAGGACTACTCAATTATGGGTAGTCCTGTTTAATTAGAAAGGGGAACAAATATGATACCAGAGGTCAATAAACCTAGTGTAGTTTATCAATGTGATGGAGTTAACAAAAAATGGATATGGCCGTATGACTTTTACATGATTCAAGATATAGCCTTAATCATGGTGGATGCAGACGGCATAGAAAGCGTACAAACAGGCAATATAGATTATGACAAAGAAAACAAAACTTTAACATATCCTGCTGATGGTGATCCATTAGACAATACGCACAAGATTATTCTTGAACGTAGAACACCAATTAAACAAGATACAGATTTACCTGATGAGTACCCTTTCCAAAATATCGAACACATGACAGATAAGGTTACATTGATTTTGCAAGAAATGCAGGAGAAGATGAATAGAGCCTTATTAATCCGTGTAGGTAGTGATGAAGATGCAACAACAGTTGCACGGAAGATTGTAGATACATCAACAAAGGCAGCAAATGATGCTATTAATGCATACGAAAAAATCAAAGCCGAAAGTGATACTATCAACGCTAATGCAGAAACAATAAAGACATTAGGCGGTGAAATCACAGAATTAAGTCGTACAGTTGATGATAAATTAGCGACTAGCAATACCGCACTGGATGTATCCAGTGCTAATGTAACAAAGGCAGAAAAGCTAGTAGCGGATGCAAAAGCATATGCAGGACAAACCATAGTTGATAAGCGTGATATTAACGAGTTGGTGAGCCAAGCACGAACTTTAAAAACCGACATTGATAATAAACAAACATCAATCGCAAGTAACGCAATTAAAGCAACAGATGCGGCAAAACGTGCAGAAGTCGCAGCTAGTAAAGCGGAACAAATCGCCTTGCCTAATGGCGGTGGTTTGATTACCAAAACCGAAGCCGACACAAAGTTTATTCCTAAAGATAGCCTATATGGCATCGTATCTGTTAAAGACTTTGGGGCGGTTGGTGATGGTGTGGCAGATGATACCGCAGCATTCAAACGTGCTAATGACAATCTTAAAAATAAGATATTGTTAATTCCTAATGGCATCTATAAAGTGAATGAGCATGTTTCATTTGATACAGTTGATAGTGTTATGGATATGGGTACATACAACAACATCAAGCCGTTTTATCCTACCGAAACACCAATGTTAAAAGGTGCATCAAATATCGCATTTGTTAAAAACATCCAATATGGTGATGAGGTTAACCAATGTCAAGGGTTTACATATAACGATAAAAAGAATGTGTTTTTGTTAGCTTGTATTAATAGCGATGGTACAAAACAAAACTTATATGAACTCAATCCAGATACATTTGAAATCGTAGGTACATATAAGTTTAGCGACCCTGACAAAATGGGCCATTGTAACACTATGTGCTACAACAAATACACGAACAAAATTTATCTTGCTAATGGTTTGAAGAATGGTAATAACTTATCTGTATTTAATGCTGACACAATGACATTTGAAAAGACTATCACATTGAATGAGCGTGTATTTAATATTGGATATGATCCTATCACACGAACTTATGTGAGCATCGTACCAATTAGCGGTCAACAACGCTTGCGTGAAGTCAACTTGTACAATGATGATTTCCAAAAAATGAAAACGTATCAAATTGATTACCAATATGATGACTTTAACAACAACGGGGCATTAATGCTTAACGGATGCATCATGAGTGCAACGCTCGGTAGTTTGGTAGAATGTACACCATTCGGAACAGTCAAACAAATCATTGAGATTAATAGAACTACTGAAATTGAAGATATAGCATACTGTAATGGCAAATTTTATTTTGCGGTGTTAACAGAAAAACCTAGTAAACGGCATCAAGTCGATATTTATGTAGGCAACCCAAACAGAGATTATCAAAACTCAATTAATACGGCTAGATTGGCAAGCCTAGACTATTTGAAACTCACAGGCGGTAATGTAACAGGTTCAATCGTACTCAATAACAATACATTGTTAGAGGGTAAGAAAACCGATGGACATGGTGTGCGTATTGGTAAAGTATCTACATCTGATGCGGTGGAATTGGGGGACCCTAGCGTACCTGTATATTTAACAGGTACTACCTTAAAACACTATGACGGCACAGATAGTAGCACAGTATTAACTACTAAACATTATGACACGGCTATTTATAGTAAGACTAAAGCCGATGAAGTATTTGTTAAAAAAGGTGATGCAGGTTCGTTTGGTTTTCCTTATTCTAAATTAGATACCGCAACAGATTGGAATACACTCATAACGCAAGGGTGCTATGAAATCAATTTTGATGGTGGTGCTAATAATCCACCACGTTCACATAAGCAAGGTATGCTGATTGTATTTAACTTTGGAGAGGGTAAACTAATCGACCATACATTGCACACATTAAATGGTGAAACCTATCATCGTACTTTCATGGCTGATAAATGGGGTTCTTGGGGGAGAGTACAAACATCATTGAATAGCCGATTGCAATTATGGAGTGCGACAGGAACAAACGAGGTATACATAGATGGCTAAGTTGGTAGTTAAAATAAAAGGTCAATCCGATGAATTTGGATTGACCGATGATGCACGAGATATTGGCGGTAATGATTATCTAACTATATCTAACGGAAACAAAAAGCAGTATGCACGATTAGGGAATAATGCTACTAAGTTAATCGTTAGAAAAAACAATCAGGAATTCTATGTGCAAAAAGATCCGATTTTATTTAATGAGCAACAATTTGAAATTAACAATTTTAATAAAGATTATATATTTAATGTTTATCTTCCTATTGGTACATTTATTATCCCAGAGGCATTTGGCGGTAAGTTTAGAATTACAGAACGTGGTTTTTTTCGAGTAATCGTTAATTTGTATGGTAAAGATGGTTCAACATATATGTTTAAAGCAAGTGTAATGAATACAAATGGATATGTATTGCCACAAAAAGAATGTACTTCCAGAAAAAGAGAGATAAGAATAATGCGTGCTGACTGATTGATATTTACAAGGGGGATTAGTATGATAGAAATCTTTATTCCAATATTTAACGAGGTGTTTAACGTGAGTGAAGCGGTACGCATATCATTGGCTATATTCACAACAGTTATTCTTGTGTTTATAGACACAGTTTTACGAGTGCTAGTTGAAGCAAGGAATTACAACCTAGCAACAAAGAGAGAAGTAACAATCAAGAATACTATACTAGCTATATTATGGAGAGGTTGGGCGGTAGTAGAAATCAACGGAAAGCCTAAGCGATTTTTAGTAAGTGGCAAGCTACGAGCGGATATGACTAAGAAATTAGTCAAATCCTATCCGTGGCTTTTTTTGTTAGCCTTTATTCTATTAACATTGCCTGATGTAGAAGTACCTGTATTGGGCCGTGTTGATGTATTCCTATGCACATTGTTGTATTTGATACCTATATTTATCGAATTAGCATCGTGCGTAGAGAACATGATAGAACTCGAATTAGTAGAAACGAGGTGGTTCAAACGTGCGATAGGGCTATTTAAACAAGTGATTGATTTCGTTAAATCGGTAAAGGAAGCGATTAAATGATTGAAAAAATAAGTATACGAGAAGTACTGACAATCATCATATTAGGAACTGTAAATATAATGGCTATCCTATATGGTTACAACGAGTTGGCGATGAGCATATCGTCAGGCTTGGTTGGATACCTAGGCGGACGTGAAAGTAATAGAAAGGAGCAACAAAAATGGAATTAGGCAGATTAAGTGCGGTATATGAAAGTAATGGAGACCCTGCTTGTGTATCAAGTGGGGTTAATGATGCAGGCGGTATTTCTTATGGCACATATCAATTAGCTAGTAATTGCGGTAGCGTTGATGAATTTCTAGGTTGGGGATTACGGCAAGGTGGATTTTATACAGACTATGCAAGAGCATTGGTAGATAGTGGCGAAATCAATAGTGATGAGTTTATTGACCAATGGAAAGAGCTGGGTGCTATTGATAGACAAGGGTTTGCACAGATGCAACATGACTACATCAAGGCTAAATACTACGATGTAGCATGTAAGTTATTACAAGACAATATGTTCCACGTAGATAAACACTCCGACACATTGAAAGATGTGATATGGAGTAGAACAGTACAATATGGTGTAGGCAATATCGTTGATATGTTCAACGATGCATTGAAGTTAATGGAAAAGGCTTTGAATTTAGAATTGCCTAATCTATCCTACGTTGATGATAAACGCTTTGACTATGACATCATCGCTTGTATCTATGATGTATGTATGAGTACAGAATGGAACAACAGTGCATTACGTGATAACTTAAATGAGCGTTTCGCCGATGAAAAGTTTAGAGCGTTGGAAATGCTACAAAATGAATTAAATGAGGTGTAAGCCATGTTAATTAGTAAGTTGGTACAAACTATCAAGGAACACTACAAAATAGCCGTAGCGATTGCCCTATGCGTTTTTATCGCTATTGTAGGTATGCTGATATATCATTACAAACAAAAAGAATTAGAAAAACCTGTTGTAATCACACAAGAGCAGGCTAAATCACCTCAAGAATTGTCAAAAGCAATTCATGTTACTGAACAGGAAGCACAGGAAGTTATTTCTAAAAAGGAAAGAACTCAACCATTAGCGACTTATTACACACAAGCACCAACAGTTGAAGTTGCAGTAGAACAGGTGAAAAAGGATATTGCACATAGCAATCCTAACCTACCAAAAGTGGCTACTGAAAAATCTGATAGAACCGCAGTAGTTGCTAATACCGATGAACAAAAAGTCGATGTGTACAAAATCAATCTAAACAAAGGACACAAGATAAAAGCTGGTGTTACTTTGATAGATAATAAAGCCTATGAAACTATAGGCTATCAAGCAGGTAAATTTGAAGTGTTAACACATTTCAATGGACAACATTTAGAGGGCGCTAGCGCACTTTACACAGTAAAGGAATGGTGATCTAAACTATCTCCGAGTTGCACGGATTGCAACAATCAACTGTTAATTGACAGTTGGAAAGCATTACTTTATAACTGAAAGGAATAACACAATGGCACAAGTATTTACATTTGAAGGAAAAACACATCAATTCGCAGAAGATATTCAACCAAACAAAGAGGGGTTATATATGGCAACTCTTAAAGACGGCGATAACGTAACATGTGAAATGTGGTTTGTTAATGGAGAACTACACCGATTAATTGAATTAGACTAAACGTATTAGAGGGTAGCTTAATTGCTACCCTCTTTTTTTGTTTCGTCAAATATTCGTCAAATTCTAATTGTAAAATGTGGTAAAATATGAGAAGTAATATTTACCGCAAGTAAGATTAATTGCAAGTATAATAATAATTGTGAAATAATTGATAATCCATAGTGAATTGGAGTATAATATATTGATATGTTTTATCTGTTAAAAACACCAGTAATTACAAGGTTTATTTGGTAATCGTCAATAAATTCGTCAAAAATTCTAGCCGAAAATTTTAGACACACTATCATGTGCCTTTAATCTCATTTCATCGGTATAGTGAATGTACGTGTTGATGACTGTATCAACAGTATCACCTAATAAGGATGCTACTGTTTTTATATCAACACCATTTGCTAATAGCCTTGTAGCATAGGTATGTCTTAAATCATGGATAGAAGTGTTTGGTAAATATCGTTTAATCATTACCGATACCGCACCAGTACCGCCAGTTGGATTGTTGAACAGATATAATCCGCTGGTGGTATTTTTGTATTCAAGCAATATATCAATCAGTATTGGTGGTATAGGTATTTTTCTGTAACTGTTTTTTGTCTTTAGATTGCGGATCATATATGTACTTTCACCGCTATAAGCGAATTGTTTATTCACATCAATAATAGCATTATCCAAATCTATATCATCCCATGTAAGACCTAAGATTTCGCCATACCTCATACCTGTATAGGCGGCAACGGAACACACGATATAGTATTTGTAATTGTGGCTTTTTAAAGAGTTTAACAGGTTTGTTACATCATCTTCACTTATAGCATTGATTTTAGCAGTTTGTGTTTTGTGCAATCGCTTAATGTTCTTACATGGACTGCTATTAATAATTCTATATGGCGATACTGCATAAGCGAATACCTTTGTTATAATTGTTATGCACATATTTTTAGTGGCTATGGATTGTTGCAAATCATTAATCACTTTCCGAATTTGTATTTCAGAAATATCTTTTACTTTCATATTGAATAGCGTGTTGAATTTCTGAAATGCATTGTCATATGCTTTGAACGTAGAATATACATTTGCTTTGTTTTCATCTGTATATATCTTGTAAAACTCAATAAGTGTTATATCTTTTAGACTATCATCAAGTGGACTGGTGATAGTCTTTTTTAGGTTATCAACTATTTCTTGGCCATAAAGTTTAGCTTCTCTTTGTGTGGCAAAACCCTGTTTAGATTTCTGTTTCCACTTATAGCCATCCTTATAGCTAACTATAATCTGAAACCCTTTATCTTTTTTTCTAACAGTGAAATTGTATTGCATAATTCACCTCATATGATGTGAGTGTAAAAGTTGATACCCTCTACATCGTCAAATTGCCTTGCATGAGCCATACGCTCGATTAAATCAACATTAGCGTTATTGTACATATCATCATGTATGATATGGCCCAATTCGTGTAGTATTCCTTGCCTTTGTATATCACGTGGTTTGTTGCTATTAACTAGAATTGTATATGTTCCGTCATCGTTTAACTTTAATATTGCAGTTTGTGTTTTCCGTAATTTAATGTAAATCAAATTGATGTTCATACTATCATCCCCTTTGTAGGGTTATTGTATATTATTCAACATGGAATTTTTTACACATATTTTTGTTTACGCTATCGGTAAATATCTTTAATAAAACTGCATTTGTAAAGAATGGTAACGATAAAGAAATATAACTATTATGTGTAAAAACATATAATGTTATAGCAAAAATAATAGAAACAGAAGATACAATAAGAGCCATTGCTTGCATTTCTTGAATGCATGAAGTAATTATAGGTTCGTAGTTGGGCATGTTATTAACCTCTTTTCTTTAACATCTCTATAGTATTAATTACAAAGTTAATATCATCTTTGGACATATCTTTACTTGCATCGAATAATAAACGTAAATCAGGATTATCTTTTATTGCTTGTGCGTATTCCGATACAGACGGATCATTATAGTACTGTTCATTTTCAGAGTATTTATTTTCAATCAAGTCAGCTTTATTTACTCTAAAATAATTAGCTAGTAATTCTATCTTATCTATACGAGGATAGTTAGTACCTTTAATCCAACTTGTAAACGTTGTATAAGACACACCGATATCTTTTGCAACTTGTATTCTAGTTTTATTGTATAGGTTCATATAGTAC